TTTCGGCTTCTAGAGCCTGAGCTTTTTCAACTTCTGCTTCGGCGGATGCCTTGGCTACTGCGTCGTCAGCTGCTTTTTGCTCGGCTTGCTTCATTGCGATTTTAGCAGCTGTATCTTCAGCTACTTTTTTTGCAAAAGCTTCCAAGTCGATGTTTTGATTGTCCATTTTGATCTCCTGATCTGCGGAAATAAGTTCCGCGCTTTTAGGTGTGTTGTCACTAGCTATATTTGAAGAAGTATCTTCGTCCTTAGCCAGAGACTGACCTGCTAGATCTACACGATTAGTGAAAGTTTTTTTGAATTCTTCGTACTCTTTATCAGAGTCAAAAGACTTCGCGAGCGAAAAAGTAGCTGACTGATTACAAGGTACGGAAACAACCGATACCTCAAATAGCTCAGCGTCCTTAATCATAAGTCCGTCGGTTTCCTTAATGTAATCAGCATCCTTGACTCGGAAACCTACGGAAAAGGCCCCAAGAACACCGTCTTTTACTAGCTCTGCAACATTAGCAGGTGCTGACTTGCTAATCTTACATTCTAATTCCAAACCATCAGGGCCAGCTTTTAGACCTGTAGCTCGACCAATTGGCTTGTCATAGTCATGATTAAACAAGATAATTGGATTCTTTTCAAAGTTCTTTAGTCCACCTTTTTGCCAAGCTTCTACTGAGATGGAATCACCCGCGCGATCAAAATCAGCTGTACTTGCAAACCCTCGAATCATTACAGAACCATCGTCCTGTGCCTGAGTCTTGAAGGTAGACGTAAGATTAAAGATTTTATTCATATCTTAATCCTTTTTTACTGCTGGTTTAATAGCAGGCTTGACCGCTGCCTTAGGTGCAGGCTTTGGTGCTTTGGGTGTAACAGGTTTTGGCTCTGGCTTAGGCGGTGCCTTGGGCGCTGAGAGCTCAGGATATTGAATCCTAAGTGCATGAGTAAGGTACTTCCATGCTTTAAAACTTCTTTTAACAGTTATAACACAGCAGGCGTCTAAGCCTACAATTGCCATATATTCTTTTTGCTGAATACTTAAAGGCAACTCAAACTCTTTAAAATGTTTGAAAGCTTTCTCTAGTACTGCTTGTCTTTGACGAACTGCCATTTATTCTTCTCCTTCTTGTGAAGGTCTTCCGCCTTCATCTGGGTTAGCTGCGGAACCTGCAATATTTGCTGGGATCCTGATTTCCTCTGTACCATCTATAGGCTCGAAACCTAAACGCTCTCGCGCCTCTGCTGCGGTAATAATGCCTCCATTTACTAGTGAAGTATAGTAGGCAGACGAGTCACGTAACTCAGGCTGCAGAGCAGGGATGTTTGTAATATCTTCGCTTAACTCGAAACCGAAATATCTTTCCAGTCCATAATTAATTTTTCGAACAATAGGAAGTATAGTCTCAAGATAATATAATCGCATATTTGGGCGAATGTTAGCATTGTTTCCAGAGTCCATCAAAATTGGAGGGATTCCAAGCGCCTTTAAAATAATCTTTTCGTTCTCTAAGATTGCACTTTGAAAATCCAATTCTTTAAAATTAACGTTAGAGATAGAGTCTACTTCGATGCCACCATCTAAGATAAGAGGTCGGCGGCCACCAGCATCTGGGCGGTAGCGTGCTTGCCAAGAAACCATCATTCGTTCTTTGATCTTCTCGGAAAGTGTATTTGGTGATTTTAGTACTAAACCTGGAACTGCTCCGTTCTTAAAGAAGTTATCCTGAAATGATCGCATATGCTTCATAAGAACCATAGTACGAAGTGCAGGTTTTAAACGTGGTACGCCTCTATAGATAGAGTGGAAGGAGTTTTCTTTAATGTGAATAATTTCATCAGGACTAAAGGTAATATCAAACATTGTAAACTTCTCAATGTAGGTTTCTTTATCTGAGTGAATTTGCACATCAGTGGCAGGTAGATGATAGAGGTGAGCTCCATCAAAGTACAAAAAGATATTACCATCAATAAGTAAGTCAATAATGAGGTTACGTTTAAAGGTGTTAATATCTTGATAAGGGTTAGGAGACTTGTTGAGAAGAGTCTCTACCTTGGAACGCTTAATACCGGGAACAACGCCTCGAAAAGCATTATTTTTAGATACTAGAGTATGAATCTCAGCTACGTCATCGACAATCATATTTACGCCGCGATTAACGATCTCTAAGTCTTCATAGGCTCTTTCGTAGCTAAACGTAGGCTCTCTTGAAGACTCGACGCCGTGACCACCATTACCAATATGTATTTGGGCAGGGTTCAGCTTTTCTTCAACGTCTACGGTTTTCTTTTCAAAAGGGTTATACCAAGCCATGTTTTTCTCTTTGAATCTCTACCCAGCGCATTTGTTTCTTTGCAGTTCCTAGCGCAGGATCTTTGCCGTAAATTGAGTGGAGCTTTAAATGATGAGTATGACATAAAGTAACTGTGTAGTCATATAGCTCAGCATGATGCTCTTCTATAAAGTCATCCCGAAGTGCTTGAATATAATCAGGATTATGTTTGTTCTTTAGTAACCATTGATTTAACAAAGGTGTCAAACTGTAAAAGTGGTGAAAATCGAGCTGCTCTGTCTCATCGCAAATCTCGCAAGCCGAACCTTTATTATACTTAGACTTTGCCTTATCTCGTACATATTTTACTACATCGCGTTTTAACTGAGGCATTTTAGTTCTGGTTCCTGATTTTTCATTGATAGAATTATATCGGCTTTAGGGTGACTTGTCAATAACTATTTTTGGCTAGGTATCGCTAGAAGGATACCTGTGCTGTTTGAAACGAGTAAAGTGCGTAGCGCAAACCATCTGCCATGTGAGAAGCCATGTTGTGCTTCGGCTTTTCCTTTATTAGGTTTGGGTTTGGGTCCCATTGATACGCATCCAGGCATTTCAGAGATTGTTTACACTCCTGATCTACAAACAGTAAATTATTGTCTGCAATTCCTGCAACATGACTGATACCATCAAGTACAGACTTCTTTGCATTAATAGTACTAATATCATAGTTTTGTGCAAAGTCAAATCGAGTTTGCTGTGCAGCGGAATCAATATAGATGTAGTCAATATCCCATCTTTCTATAAGTTTTTGTATCTCAGCTGCATGTTGTTCTGTGGTACGCTCTGCGTTGAAGTATTCGTCAACTAGATAGTACTTGTCCTCATCCCAATCATAGGCAATTACACACATTGCCGTAGGATCTTTAAAGCCAACGTCCAACCCCGCAAAGACATCCATATTGCTAGTATCAAGTTGAGATAAGTCTTTAACTTGGTTTTCAAAGTCAAACTTCCAGATCTGTCCTTCATAAGTATTAAAGTCAGCTTCGTACTCCTGTCTAAACTCTGCTTCTGACATGGACTTTCTTGCTTCGTCAATATCAGACTGAGCCATACGAGGGTTATCTTTATAGGTTGCTCGAATACTACACCATTCGGGAAATTCGTCGGAGTATCCTCTATAAAAGAATTCAGAGAACCAGTTGTTGCGACCCCGTGGCGTGGAGATAAAGATTGCTTTTGAACCTTCCTTATCTAGTGTGGGACGTAGTGCAACGTTGAAGGCATCCCTGCCATCAGCGAGTGCTGCCTCATCAAAAATGATAAGGTCATAAGATCTACCTACGCAAGAATCAACCTGGTTAACCGAGCCCATTCTTACAGTAGATCCGTTAGAGATTTCAATAACCTTGTCCTTGGCGTTATCTTTTGTAACCTCTAAATCAAAATGTTTAATTAGATTTCTCTGTAAATCAAAAGAGATCTGAGACAAGGCATAGTTAGGAGACATAATAAGGATATTAGAGCCAGGTACCAGAGACACGAGCTGTCCAATGATGTTGGCTATGTATGTCTTGCCCTGCCGCCGAGAAACGGCAGCAGACACAAAACGATACTTTGGGTTATTAATCGCATTGATAATTGCTATCTGCGAAGGTAACGGAGTGACATTCAATAGATCCATATAAGGAGCTATTGGAAGTTTAAGAAATCTTGCCTCAGATCCTAATTCAACTATTTCATCAGAGATAATATCTCTTCTGCTTATTTCTACTGCCATGTTTTAATCTTCTTTTTTAAGGAGTGTCCAGATACCGTAGCCTAAACCGACCCACGCCATCATTTTTGCTAAACCGCCAAACAGTATTACTGATCCGCAGATTGCTATTAACATAGCGCCATCCCAGGAGGTGCGCTCTTTCATTGCTATTTTAAACCATTTCACAGTGTGTACCCCTCTTTTTATGCCCGTTCCAAGCTACGAAACCTGCAAGACGCAGTGTCCAGTATGCGAGGTAGTTTAATACTTTAAAACCATTTACTTCAATACAAATATCTCGAAAAATGCCGTCCATAAACTTCTGGTCTTTGTAGCCTAAAGTCGTACCGTCTCTCTTTTTGAGAGTGGCGTACTTATAGCCGTAGTCGTGTATTAGGCCGCCCATAAGTAGGACGCCTACAGGAGAGAGAAAAGTTGCTAAAAACTTAGGAACTGATGCACCATCGAACTCAAAACCTGCTGGGACTACAAACTCTTCCCCGTGTAGACTATAGTGAAAATCTGTAGCAATTACCCACTTACGGCTACCGGTTAGCCAGAGAAGAATACCTTTCCAAAAACCTTTGCCTTTTGTCGCAATAGGTACGGGAACCATCTTAGGCATTTTACTGTACTGAAAACTTACTATTAATTCTTCTTCTTTGTCCATTTTATTTACTACAAAGCCTACCAGTATCAATACAATAAGTACTGTCCATTGCCAAAAGTTCATTGCTAAGTCTAAGATTAAATCCATTATTTTTTACCTCCTACTGCTTCCTTGGCATAAAATGCCGCTACAATAGCTGCAACGGAAACGAAGTAGGTAGGGGCCATGCTCCCTAAAGTACTTGAAGCGTTAGACAGCCCTAATAATTCTGCGGCTACTACGGCGAAGGGATAAAGTAACATACCGCCAAGCGCAAACCAGGCCATGTTTCTTTGCGCATCCCGCATAGCATCTGCGTCTTCTAACTCTTTGCGCTTTGCTTCAAGGTACATTGTTTGTTCGGCTTCGGATACTTTTCCGTCACCATTTGTGTCTGCTGGATGAAATTCTTTTTCTACCATTTTTCTTTATCCGCCCAATATGCCGCAGACATTTTGCCTTTAGCTATATTCTTAGCGTGTCGTGCTTTGAAACTCTTACGCTTGGCCTTCATTGCAGCTGATTCTCCAGCCTTGGGCTTCCCTGCCGTCTTAGCTCCCTGCTGGCCGAAACGAATCGTCTTAATCTTGGTGCCAACTTTAGCTACAACGATATGAGACTTTTTGGCATGTCCTGGAGTACGTTTAGGTTTGTTGAAACCTGTAACGCCTGCCCGTTTTATCCTTGAGTCTTTCTTTTTCGCTTTTCGCTTTGCTGGCATAAAATTACTCCTTACTTTTGCGTACTTTTGCTTATTGCGCCTGAGACATCTGCCCCGGCTGCGGTGGCTATGTCTGCTACTGCGGTTCCTACTCCACCGAGAGTTCCGTTGATGATACCTTGAGTGCCGTCAATGGCAGCGTTCATGGTTCCACAGGCTCCGAGTAGTAGTGCAGATACTAAAATTAAATATTTCATAGTCTGTTCCTTATGTCCTGGCTTTCCGAGCCTGTATTTAGCCTACAGTGCAAGCTTTCCGCCCGTATCCGACTACCAATAATTACCCTCGTCTCATACGGGCTTTACGCATTTGCATATGCTGAAGGGTAAACTTTAAATTTTCTTTTTACTGAGCTTTTTACTGCCGAGTATAGTCGCTTGTTCGTTGGAACTGGCTTCTTAGTAGCCGCGCTTTTTCTTCGAGGCTTTTTTCTTTTTACCGCCATGAGATGCTCCTTTCATTAACTTGCCATTCGGCATTCTATGATACCCTTTCGGAGCTCTTTTTGCTTTAGTCTTCGTTTTCCTCTTCTTCATAGTCAACGTCCTCTAGCTTTTCTACCAGCTCTTTTACTGCGGGAGGTACCCATCCTGAGTACTCTTTTGCTTCCTCTTCAGTAGCAAACTTAGCCACCAGTACTCCGTCCAAGTGAACGTTCCAGCGCTGTCGTTTTTCAAAAATGTAATAGTCTTTCATAATTTATCCTTTAGAGATTAGTGTTGCTAGGACACCTGCTAGGAACATAATTAGGGTTCCGCCTATTACAGTCATGCGAGACTCTATCCTGTGCAGTCCAGTTTCAACATCGGTTAGGCGCTGAAAGCAGGTTTTCCATCTCTCTTCGCACTGAACTTCATGCGTTGCAAGCTCCAGTTCAAGCTTATTTACTTTCGGAGTAACGCTTCTAAGTTCTTTTAGGTCTGCTTCATATTGTGCGCTAGTCTTTTCCATTTAAAAGTTTTTCCATCAGCTTACCATAATTGCCTTGCCCAAAGGGAACAGCTTCATTAATCTGTACATTGGTCTGGTTTTTGATATTGCCGCTTTCTGCTTTTGCAAGATCAGCTTGTGCTTTAATCTCGTCAATACGCATTTTATGTGCCATTTGTAATAGATCTGCTAAATCTTTACTAGAGTATACGCCAGATTCCTGAGCCTCTTCCAGTTTAGATGCGATCATCTCGTCTAACAAGGCTCCGATATTGTTCTTATTACGGTAACCCAGGTCTAAGTACACTGTGTCAATGTACTTCTTTACTTCGCGTTTATTAAGTACATCTACTACTTGCTGTTCTGATACTTGCAAGTACTCACACACCGCCCGTATATTGCCGTATTGTAGATAACTATTCGCTATCTCAAGCCCCTCAGGGGATATTGTGGTTAGTTCTTTTGCCATGTTTCAAATTATACTCAAATAGTGGTGGGTTGTCAAGAAGTTTTTTTCTCAGGTCTAGTCAGCTAACGGGTTGTCCAAAGCTCTTTGGAGTTTATCTGTTAGTCGTTTTTCTAGTTCTTTCATATCTCTATCCGTATCTGACTTTAAAGCATCTCGTTTTGTTTCAAAACGATCATTTGCATTATCAATCATTAGTCTTACTTTTTCTTCTGATTCGCGAACTTTATCTTCAACTCGATCAGCTTGTTTTTCAATAGATATAATATCGTCTCTTAGCCCAGACTTAATGTCTCGGGTGTAGGATATAGCAGAGTCTAGTTTTTGTTCTATAATCTTATTACGGGACTCAATCTCACCTGTGTCAATATTCTGTACGACTTCTTTCATATCCATGTAATCGCTGTAGAATTCAAAGCCCGCCCATGCTGCACCTCCTAGTGTAGAGAGTGCTGTAAGCATAACGAACATCTTGCCACCTTTAAACGTCATTCCTCCGATTTCAAACTCTGCCATTAATCTTCCTTTGCGAATTGCAATTGCCTGAGATTGTTAATCTCCGCCTTGAGCTTCATTACCTCCATTCGTTTCTTTTCAAGTTCCAACTGGTAAAGAGTATTACAGTTAATGCGTTCTTTTGGTCCACCAATTGGTATATTAATCTTTGCGTACACGCCTACATCTCCGACACGAGTCTGACTCATTGTCATATCTGTGTCGTAAGGATTAACAGTCTCATTTCCGCTATTTATAAAGCCTACAACACCAAACTCTAAGTTAGTGGAAGAGCCAATTGCATTTTGGCAATCCAGTGTTCCTGCTCTAATTCTATCAGAAGCATAACTCTGTTGAGAGCTAGGTAAGTTTAAGTTTAGTGAGCTGGAGTCTCCGTAGGATTGGTGACTAGCCAGCAGCAGTATAAGCAGTAAGCGTTTCATCAGTATCTCTTTTTATTTTTGAACATATCCTCGACATTATAATAGCAGGATCTTTAACACTTGCTAGGATTTTTGACTTGGAGCATACGTAGGTTATGATATCCTTATCTTTGTCTTGGATGAAAATCTCTATACTTTTTCTTTCCAAGTGTTTTAAATTAATTAGCTTAGAAGAACTAGCGAAAGCTATGCTATTCCAGTCTTTATCGTACACATTGATAGAGTACCAGGAAATCTCTTTTCGACTATTAAATATATTCATGTTTATTACTTTTACGCCTTCCACATAAGTAGTTAATAGTTCGGGGTAGGTAGGAGTAAACTGGTGAGCACTTGCGTACCCACCGAGCATACCTAGTATTAGTATTACTGTGCGATACATTCTGCCACTACCATAGCAGTATAGTCACCTGCAGGAAAAGACTTATCGTATCCGTAGTCCGCAGTAGAGTCTACATTAAACCATACGCTACCTGCTACTGTTAGATCAAACTCAACAGTGTTGTTATAGGTAATTTTATTGGTTTCAAAACCTGACATCAAAGCATCAGAGGTTTGACCTACTGTGACATCTCCTGTCCAGTTGGTAACATCTGCAAGCTCTGGGCTAGAAGCAAAAGTGTCGGGGTAGGAAATTACAGCTTTATAATGATCTGCTGCAAGAATGTCATATCGAACAATCGGCACTACACCGCCATCGCTGGCAGAAGTACTTAGTTCACTTGGGCTGGGGTT